TAGTCGAGATTGGAACCGGATTGACATCGTGGTGAATCATATTGCGAAGCTTCACGCTGACGCAACAACAACGAGTGGCAAGCGTTACCAAAAACCCGCATTGCCTCAAGAATGGGCTGGAGGTCAATCGTGGTACAGAAGGGCGTTTACTATGCTTCTGGTGTATAGGCCACCCGCAGGAGAGGTATTGCGAGAGGGAGAACCAGAAATAAGAGACGGGGAAACTTGGATTGTAAATCAGAAGACCAAGCCTAAAGGCAGCGGTAGGCTCGGTCTGGCTAAACTTTACTTAAACCGCCGCAGTAACCGATTTGAAGAATGAAAACCCCTTACGAACCCTCGCCTACGTCTGTCCTGCAACGCATCGCCGACCGCGCACAAGCTGGTGGTGTTGCCGAAAGCATTTTGGCTCAAATTGAAACGAATAAGCCTATAGACCACAAGCGCATCCCATCTGTTTTGAAGCAATGTTGTGATGCCATCGTTTCTATCCTTGACCAATCCCTGTATTTGGAAAAGGAAGTGGCAATCTATCAGCGCAGCTTGGATGCGGAGAAGCGGCTGAACGTCGATCTCAAGATGATTAACAGGAAGGCAATTGAACGCAACGCCGAACTTGAGAAGGAGAACAGGAAGCTGAAGCAAAACATCGAACAATGGATGAAATAATGAGTGAGGACGACCTGATTGACGACAACATCGAGTTACTGCTTGAGGACTGTAAGAATGACCCAAATCAAGCCTACATCTACATCCGTGTGCAATGCAGACCAGATGGTCAAAAGCTGCTGGTGGAGAGTGACAACAGTTTGGGGTTCACGGCTAATACAGACAGGGTGAGCGTCCTGACGAATGGTACGCTAACTCAATTTGCGGTTTCCTTCCTTGAGTTGTTTGAGTTGGATAGTGTTTTTATGGAAGCGTTCATTGCGGCTATCAATGCCGTGGATGCCCAAAAGTCAAGCGAGAACTAATGACCAGACTATCGGAAGCCAGGAAGGCGGAGATGCGTAGCCTGTTTGATGAAAACGGGCTAACGAATGACGACATCTTTCAGCACAAACACTTCATCATCATCACACGGTCAGGCATTGAGAAGATTCAGGCTCGTCAACGACTTAGCGTCAAGTATGAGGTCGTTAAGATGGATCGTGACTTTGTAGTCGTCAAGGCTATTTGCACAAGGCGCAGAGATCATAGTGGTAGAGACTTGGGCGGGATGGTCATCGAGACCTTTGGCGAGGCTGGCCCGGAGAACTGCAAGAACGCCTACTATGTGGCTACGGCAGAGAAGAGGGCGTTGAGCAGGGCGGTCTTGAAGATGGTCGGCCTCTACCAGAAGAACGTCTTTGGTGAAGACGAAGGTGTACAGGATGAGTGATTGGATTGATGAGATGTTCAGCGCGGTTGACGCGGCAGCCGACGAAGAGTTGGAGCGCAGACGTGATGGTTTGTTCAGGCAATTAGACCAATGCAGATTCGAGTACAATGTCGAAGAGAGTTATGTCGAGCGCATTTTATCTTTCGAACTGACCCTTGATGAATGTAGTGAGTTATCTACCACATTTCAGATGAACAAGCTTGATGTGCGTTACCAATACGCACCATCGCAAAGGGCTTTGTCGCGCTGGATTCGGTCGTTTTGCTTTGATGATGAACAGGAATAAGATCCCAAAGAGCGATGAGGTCATATACAGACCTTACAAGCTGGACATTAAGAGGCATAACAAGGTTCTTGTCCTCTCAGACATTCACGTTCCATACCACAACACACACGCTCTCGATGCAGCTATTGAATACGGCAAGGAGAAAGGCGTGAATGCGGTCATCATCAATGGAGACTTCTTGGATTGCTACCAAATAAGTAGCTATGAGAAAGACCCATCCAAGAGGTCTTTCGCAGAAGAGTTGAAGATGGGCAAGGAGATTCTTGAGATTATTCGAATCTGCTTTAAAGAGGCCAAGATTGTGTATGTGATGGGTAATCACGAGGAGAGATACGAGAAGTATATGTTCAGCAAGGCTCCAGAACTTTTGGGAATTGATGCTTTAGATATGTATCAACTTCTTGACTTCGGGCATCTGGGCATAGACATCGTGCGGAACAAAAGGTATCTAGAGTTGGGAAACCTAACATTGCTCCACGGTCACGAGTTGGCAGGATCGAGCAGTTCAGGGGTTGCGAGGGCCTTGTACAACAAGACGCGCACCTTCGCGATGTGTGGGCATCATCACCAGACCGATGAGTTCTCCGTGAAGGATATTCGTCAACGTGCGACAAGAGCCTGGACGGTAGGCTGCCTATGCGAGTTGAACCCAGCATACAGACCGATTAACAAGTACAACCACGGATTTGCATACATCGAGTTTGACGGCAACAATTTCGATGTCTACAATAAAAGGATTGAAAGAGGTTTGGTGTTGTAGGTGTTTTTCCCTACCTTAGTGGTATGGTAACTGACTTGACATTGGTATGCGATGCCCTTCGCCAAGAGCGAGTAGATCGCAAGATGAGTTTGGACTTGGTTTGTGAACTTGGGAGGCTTGACAAGTCCTCCCTGTCCAAGTATGAGCGGGGTCTTCAAACCCCAAAAGCCGACACGGTTGAACGCTGGGCGGGTGTCTTTGGATACAAGCTTTGCTTCAGCCTTCAGAAGGCGATTGTGGAAGTTGAGCGGTGAAGTAGTGATTGAATTCCATAACACATTCCTTTAACCCGGTACAGACAACACTTCTGTACCCCCGCTCTCGGAGGTCGGCTTTCCATTGCTTCTGTTGCTTGGATGGTCGGCCTCCTTTCTTTTTGACTTCGATACACAAACCACAGTAACCCCTACGAGGTTCGAAGAACACCAGATCCGGCACACCTCGGACGTAGCCAGCCTTCTTCATCTTCATAGCTGCCCCAATGCTCAATCTGATGCCACCGACCGTAGCACTAAACAGTACGTCAGGATACTGACCCTGTATCATCTGCACGAAGGCAGCCTGTATTTGATATTCACTCACGGCCTAGGCCACGCCTTCTTATCGTGGACATCGAAACCCGGACAGAATGTAGGCTTGAAATCACGGTGTCCAAATAGAGGCAACTCCTTACCTGTGACATCCCTTAGTCTCTGGATCAAGTCCAACACCGTTTGAGACTGCTCATAGGTCATCGTGAAGTGTTGCCTACCGCCTTTCATACCCCCGCAGTAAGCTATACCAATAGAGTCCGCATTCTGACCTAGAGTGTGCGCACCCCGCATCCGCACCGGGCGACCAATGTGTAACTCGGCATCGGCATCAATGTAGTAGTGATATCCAATATCCCTCCAGCCGAAACCTTTGTGCAGCAGACGACACCACTCCACATCGAATTTTGATTCACGCGGAGTAGCAGTATGGTGAAGAATGATTTTATCGAATGCTTGCGCAATCTGGTCGCCGTCTATTTCATTCAGCCTTCTTCTTGTCGTCTCGGTCATTGGCAATGGCGTTGACGAGGAGACGGATGTAGCCGACGACCTTATCGTCCGTTTTACCAGGAGTGATAGAAACGATAAGATCCGCAACGAAAAGAACGGCCAAAGCGATTTCAGGCCAGTTTTGAATAAGGAGATCACCCATCTTGATTTTGTTTGCGACTATTTCGGGCTTTCAATGCCCGCTCGACATTCATCCAAATCAGGGTTACCCCTGTACCAAGTGTCAGAATGGTTGTCATATGTACCTCAAGAACGGCATAACTCCACCCCAATCCAAACACGTTTAGCAAGTTCTCTTTGCACAACATCACTCAACGAAGTTGTGGACTAATCCTACTGATTATGTAAACCCTGTCCGATTAATGACCGGGATGCCACATATGGTTTATGGCTTCAATCACTTCGTTCAACTTGGCAATTACGTCTGCTAAAGTCGCCGTAGTCGGCAACTCTTCGAGTGGATCTTCTGAAATATGCATCAGTCAACAAGGTAAACATTGAAATTGCCGAAAATGTAGGCGGTAGTGGCAAGCGTTGTGCCGCCACGATGCTCCCACATTGGGAGCAGGGTGTCCTCGGTAACTACCGAATTGGTGGTGAAACTCCCACTATAAATTGCGACCGTGCTTGTCGATGTTGTGGTTACATCAGCCGACTGCCCGCGCAACGTCCAGGTGATATTGCTGGTGGTCCCATTGGATGGCAAATCAGCACCCCACAAAGACATACCGATATTAGCCCCCGACCCCATATTCTGCATTCTAAACATAAAGTCCACCCGCACTTTTTTGTTATTAGTGGGTATCTGCATTCCGAAAGACTGATGGTAATACGCCGCCATTGAACCGCTTGTGGAATCGACCACCTCCGTCCCGGTATAGGTGAGGATCGTGCTATCCGATGGTTCCGTAGTGTGGCTATACCAATTGAATGGACCATACGAACTTAAACCCGTCATCACCCGTTCGTTGCTGTCCGTCGAACTCCATTGCCATCTGCCTGAAATGGTGGTAAGAGGTATCGGTGGAGGCGTGACAAAGGACAAATTGCCGCTACCATCGGTCTGTATGGTTTGACCGCTTGATCCGTCTGCGGTTGGCAGGAAGTAAGAGTTAGCAACCTTGGTCTTGCCGTTGTTGGCATTGATGGCAAACACCTCATTGCCTGAACCATCCAGGAACTCAAAACGAGCCGAAGTCAGGTTGAAGAACAGTCCGTAGTTTGTAGCCGCCGACCCAGTGTGATATCGGAACACATATACGTTGCCCGTCACAAGCAACTCGGCACTATTGGTGAACATATCCAAATCCGCACCAAGCTGGGGAGTGGTGTCGTCAACTATGTCAGTTAGACCACTACTAATCGTCGAGAAGGACAAGTTGCCGGAGCCGTCCGTCACGAGAGCCTGTCCGGAAGTTCCGTCCGAGGTAGGATAGTTCAGGCTACTTGCGACAAGTGTTCCTATCGTACCCGTACCCGTAGTCGTAAATCCTGCCGCAGTTATAGATCCTGTCGAAAACACCGTGCCGAAAAGACCAATGAGTGAAGAAGAAGTAATGGATACATTACTACTGCACGTCAAAGTAAATGTGGTAAGACTATCGCTGAAACTGTCAGATGACGTACTCGAATCCAACGTCCCCAAACTGAGGTCACCCCTTGCGCCAACGTGTGTAAACTTGCTCGCCTCCGCAAGCCAATTTGTGAAAACATTGGTAGCGTTGGACCCCTGTGAAATTGAGGTGGCTGTAATGCATTGGTAGATACCTGCATTGTTGTTGTATGTAAATGACAACAAATCGCCAACCGCAAAAGACACACTACCACTACCAATCAGGAAACCGCCAGTGCCAGCCGCGTCCAATCCAATGCCGTGGTAAAGCGGAGGTCTGTCGTCTAAGTCGTCGTGGCTTATCCCTGCCGTAGGAACGTCGAAGTTGACTGTAGCATCTCCAGCAGTTGTACCTCCGGTAATTCGGAGTGCAGTAGTAGAAGTCTCCGTACCGGAAGATCCCGTCTCGACTGATGCAGAAATCAGGTTGGCATTGACAACTACACTACTTTCAGTTGTGCTATTGGTATCGGAATACAGACCCTTTCCTGTTCCTGCCGTACTCCCCTTGATGACATCGGTTACTGCATCAAGAGTTGTACTGAGATTGGCGATGTCAGTTTCGTTCGTTCCAATCTGCACCGATTGTGCCTGAGTGACAAACTGTTTTGTGCTTGTTTGCAGGATAGAATTTGCCGCAATTGCATCTTGGTTCGTTGCAATCTGCGAGATGTTATTTGCCTGATCGAGGGTGACGTTGTCAGTCACTCGCTCGATGTCAGTCACGCGTTGTTGAAGCGTAGCAAGCGTAGTAGTGGATACAGCTCCGCTCACCTCGCTCACATCAAGCGGATCGGAACCTGATGCTACTGTAAAGTCGGTGATATCGCCATTGGCGTTGATGGTAATAGCCAGAAGCTTATTAATCTGCTCTTGGGTCAACCCTGCACCGCCACCGACCTTGGACACTTTCGTTGTTGCGAAGTCACCTGGCAACGAGCCTTTCGGCCCTTTCGGCCCAATCAAGGTGTCAAAAGCCTCCGTGCTATTGTCGGTGGTCATATTGGTCAGAACCCGATCGACCTCATATGCTTGGAAAGACATAACACCCTGCATCAAGTTGTGCTGGCAGGACTGCACTTGCACAACAGGCTCGGAGTCACCCTCTTCCAACTTCACCCGCCTTGTGGGTACAATGAACTCGCTATGGTGATTGCGAGTCAGGATTTCCATCTTGTAGGTGCTGATGGTCTGTTGGCGATTGCTGAAGTGTGACCGAACTACAAGGTCAAGGTTTTTACTGCCCGCGTCGCTAGTTGGAAAAGACTCCAATGACTGACTGAACCAATGGTCTCCATAAGCGGACGCGCGGTTGGCAGTACGATGCCCGTCACCCACAACAAGTGCGCCTAACTCCCCATACATTTCGGCGGGCCGAGTTCCAATCGATGTCTCGCCTACATCATACGTCTCTGCACCCGCAGGGTTAGTATGGCTGGCGAAATACAAAGTGTCTTGGTCATATGACTCGTCACCATTGAAGAGTTGGAAGTCGATGATCTGGCAAGAGAATGGATCGCTATTGTCAGCAGTCGTGCCTACAACAGAACTACCTTGATTGTCATACACAATGACCTCAATGTCGATTTTCACTCCCGTATGCTCCGCTACTGCATCTGGGACAGGAGGAAGCACTATGTCTAATTCTAATGTTCTCTCGTAAGTTCCATTTTGCTCCGAGTTACTAGAACTCATCTGGTTAGGATGATTGTTGGCTCGTTTAGTAAAGAACCCTACAGGGTACTCGTAAGCATTGTCGTCAGAATCGACATACTCAATCGTGTCGTGCGTCTCTTGAAGGTAGTCAGGGAGCAGTAACGGCAGCTCGAACCTATCGGCACTATTTGTTGTCCATTGAACTTGATCAGTTATCTCAACAGGCAACCAACCTGTGATGTCATTGCCAGAAGGAACGACGTTATTTCCTAGAGCAACGCGTATTGTTCCAAAGTCGCTGTCATTGCTGAAATCACTTGATGACATCAACTGAACAGTCTGCTTCAGGTAATAGTTGCCAACCTTAATTTCAAACCGCAAGACAGGCTGAAGCCCTAGCTTATCATCGTCAGCATCAACCAGCAGATCGTGACCAAAACGCACCTTGCCACGAAGGTTCAATTCTGATTCAGCGGGTACTATAGACTCTGAATTGGTGAGCGGAAATTGGTAGCCGTAGTTGACCTCAAGATTCTCATTTACCGGATTAGGAACAACGGTTCCAGAGGTCGCCCCGGTCACTCCGCATATGTAGCCAATCTTGTTGTGTTTTTGACTAAAGATGAGCGGTGCGCCACCACTACGATGGGTTAAGCTGACGCGTTGCAAGGCAGCAAGCCAAGATCGACTACTTACGATGAGATACTTCTGGTCGTCCTGGTCGTCGGTTAAGTCAACAAGGTTGGGGAATGTCGTCCCGTCTGCCCATCCTGATGGTTGTGAATACGCGCTATATGCGTATGATGAGTCCAAGAGGCTTCGCTTATCCGCTAAGAATTTGCGCTTGCCATTGATGACCAAATCACTCTCCTGCATAAAGGGAGAAGTGACATTGAACATACCATTAGCGTGATAGAAGCTTGCTCCCATCGTCACCATTATGTCGGACAGGATTTGGTAGCAAGTACTGCCGTTGGTTACAATCTTGCTCTTGCGATACCAATCGTCCTCGTAGTCCCGAATCTCGTACCAGATGCGCTGGTCACATCCCGTCTTGTCGAGGATGCTTTTAATCTCGTCGGGAGTGGCCGTCTCATCGATGTGGTTCCAATGAAACAAGTCAATCTGTTCGGTGAAGTAGTCGTCTTGATCCCCCCAAAGAGCGTTGTGAGGCAACCTCTTCAGACACCGACCTATTTGCACACGCAATGGTGCAAAGCTGCTTCCCGCAACAGTACTCTCAAGACCATCATTTAGGTAGTCCGCGTCGGTATCCGGATCGAGGTACGGCTGGTCTTTTAGCAGAGCCAGACCGTCAGTAAAAACCATCGAAATCTCAATGGGGTAGCAGCTGTAGCTATAGTTGACTGCTTCGTGTACCAACACGCCGCGCCAATAGATGTCCCAATTACTTTCCGTACTTAAGTCCGAACTTGCCCCATTGTGCCTGTAGACCTCTGCACACAATCGATGTTCGGGCAATTGCTTCATTGCCGCAAGCAGACCTTTATGCTCGTCTTCTAAAAGAGCAGTAAACTCCAACTTTGATCCAATCAAAGGTTGGGCTAATTCCTCTGCATTACCGTCCCAGGTTATCGTTGGACTCTCGTGAATGACCTGAAACTCACGCGGCAGATTGGATATGCCATATCCATACATCTGATTGGTTGCGCTAATACCCTCTGCGGCATAATCAACATCCACGATGTCAATGCGGAACGTGTCGTCACTCTGACTATGAAATGTGCTTGTGTATACTACTTGGGTTGCCATCTCAAATGATTCTTTGTTGCATTCTTGCTCCGCGCATACTGCTTAAATGAATGTCTTCTCCGCGAAGCGAGCCATATACTCGGTTATTGCCACCAGCCCCCATCTTCTCCATCATTGACGGCAATTTTTCGAGCGGGATTATTGCCTCCCGACCAGAGCGGTTGTCGCCTACCGTTACGAGTTGCTCACCCACGGCGATACCTCCTTGCGCCATCTTTGGGATGTTACCAATGAAACCACTCAAGATGCCCGCTCCAATGCCTAATGCCGCAAGCTTCGCTATAGGGTCAGGGATTGTCGCACTACTCATCACCGACTTTGCGTACAAGAGGTATAGTTGCGTGATGAGTGCTGAAAGTGCGCTTGTCGAAGCCTCCAGCATAGCCTTACCCGCATCCTCTCCACTTGCCGCAACCTGACCCAAAGCCTTACCAATGTCCATACTTCCTTGAATTATGGCTTCATTGGTTTTGGTCATTACGTCCTTTTGCAGCTTTTCAAGTCGCTCGGCTTCAGTCAACTTTTTAACCTCATCTACCAATAGCGCGTATTCACCGCGTAGTCTGGCGATAGTGCTGGCTTGATCCGAATGCGCGTCAGTCAATGCATCAAGTGCATCTTTGGTCGCCTTCATTCGGTTTTTTGCATCCTCCAATGGGGTGATAGCCCCCTCCTGGATAGCAATCTTTGATGAAGAAAAGCCTTCGTTCATCTTCTTGAAGATCTTGTCAAGATCCTCGCTCTGCGTCAGGGCATCAATTTCGGTTTGCAAATTGCCCATTTCGGCGACGATGTACGCGATCTCATTGCCTACACTCTCACCTTCCGAAGAGGCTGTAATCAATGCGCCCAGAGCAGACTCGAATGCCTTCAACTTCTCCTCTGCAACCTCCTTGCTGCTCATACCCAAGACGGACATACGCACAGCAGTTTCGGAGAGAGCATTGCCAAGATTGGTCAGAGCCTTTTCGCTTGTTGTCGCCTTGACCGAGAAGTCCACCGGGTCACCCCCGGATTCGACAGGCTGTCCGGCTCCGCTTCCACTACCCGTTAAATTGCCAAGGAGCGCATCTAAGCCTTGCTCTTTCATCAAATGACCAATCTGTATGATCTGATACTCGGCTTCGTCGATGATGTCCTGTTGGTCTTGCA